GGGTTACCGGTCGCCGGAAAAACGATGACTTTCAGATCAGGCGCTTGAGGAGATAGGTCCGCCGGTCGATACCATATTGCGCCAGAAACGACGTCTGCTTCTCGAGGGCCCGGACTATCCACCGAGAGAGGGTGCCCCCGGGCTCAACGACCTCGAGGTGATCCCCGGGAGTCAGGTGCGCCGCGGTGTGGATCCGCCGATCGCCCAGGGTATACTCTCCCTCGGGGAGACGCTGCAGGTCCCGGAGGGTGAGGTCCTCGAGGCTGCCGGCGATTGCAGTGGAAGTGGTAGTCCCGGGCACCCAGGCCCCGGTCTCCTGGTCGGTATGGCCCTCGGTGACGGCGACGTGCGTGATCTGGTGCGGGTGGTCAAAGACGTCGAACTCAGTAGTTGTCATAGACGATCTCCATCGGGTTGCCGGCGATCTTTGCGAGCAGGCGGCGGAGAGAGAGGGTCTTTTCCCGCTTCGCTTCCGCCAGGTCGGTGTAGGAGATACTCTTGCCGCTCTCGGAGATGGAGGCGGCCGGTCGGCTCCGGACCCTGGCGAGGTGGACTTCGAGAAGGTCGATCGCTGCCGTGAGCCGCTGTGCCCGGCCCCCGTGGACGGTGTCGATATCGACTCCCCGGGCCCGGAGGTCCTCGGCGGCCTCATCAAGCGCTAACTGCACACGGGTCTCGGAAAAGAGGTAGGGTTCGGTGGTATCGCCGATCTCCTCCCGGACGTCGGTGATGGATGAGGCCACGGGGCTACTCCTCCGGGACTTCGGTGCTCGTGACGGGGGGGAGATTGATCGTGGTGGCGACGCGGACGAGGATGCCGGTCTTCAGCTGACGGGCTTCGTCCCTGGGGACCTGGATGATGTCCCCCTTCTTCGCCTTGATGCCCCCCCTCAGCTCGATGGCTCCGCTCCGGACCTCGACATCCATGGGCTCAGGAGGAGCACGAGACTCCTCCCTGGACTTGATGGTTTTCGCCATTATCCTCCCCCATCCTCGGTGTAGAGGCCTTCGATGAGGCAGGCGAGTTCGGGGTGCTTGATGTTCGGCTCGCCCTTGGCCTTGGCAGTGATCTTGTAGGCGACGTTGTCCTTGCCAAGGAGGGCCCCCTCGATCGACCGGGTCCGCAGCGGGTAGCGCTCCTGCCAGACGCCGATGTCCTTCATCTTCATCACCACGAGCTGCCCGACATCGAGCGGGTCCACGGCGTCGTCGATGACGATCTGCTTGCCGAGCAGGGTGGGAACCTCGCCGGAGACGACGTAGCCGTCCTTGCCCTGGGTGTTGTAGAGCCGGCTCTTGATGACATCAAACCCGGTGAGATACCCGAAGGTCAGCTCGGACATGATGATCACATCGGGTTTCTGCCGCTTGGTGGCACTGGAGATCTTCCGGATGGCCGCCTGGATATCGGAAAGCGGGTCGCCGGCAGACTCGCCAGTGGTGACGTCCCACGGGTGCTCGGCGTCGAGGGTCAGGATGCCCTTGGCGGTGGTGATGTCGTTCCAGACCATGAGGTCCTCGAAGTACGCCATGGTATAGGCTAGGTTCTTGGCCATGGTCCGGACTTCGTCCTCGAGCCCATCCTCAACCTGCTCTTCGGTGACTTCGAAGTATCCACCGTAGGGGCGGACGCGCTTGGTGCCACGAACGAACGTGAAGTCGAGCTTCGGCAGGCTGCCGCTCTCGGAGAGCCAGTTGACGTCTCCTTCGGTCTCCCCCTCCATGTTGGTCGAGACGGTCGAGACCGGGATCGGCTGGAACCCCAGGAGGTTCTTGCCGATCAGGTTCTTCTTGTATTGCAGTTTGATTCCGGCCTCGACAATCTCCGGGGTGACCTGGGGGTTGTTGCTGAGGGCGAAATCCTTCTTGGTGTAGGGTGTTCCTGTCATGTTCTCTTCCTCCTCAGTACGCCAGGATCAGGGCCACCTGCCCGTTGGCCGCTCCCTTCCAGACGATACCGATCTCCTTCTCCGGCAGGATCCCGCCAGTGAGGGTAGCGGTCGCGGTGACATCGCCTGAGAGGGTAGTCGTTGCGGTGACATTGCCTGAGATTGTGACGGTCGGCTGAGCCGCGGTAGACATGACCTGGGTCTCTCCGGTCGGGATGCTTCCCGTGAGGGCACTGGCGTCGACGGTGGTGGCAGCGGCCAGGCCGGTGGCGTCAACGGTGAGTGTGGCAGCGAGGGGGGCCATCGCCTTGACGGCCAGCTTCGAGGTGGTGCCCTGGCAGACCCGGGTGCCGGCGGTGAGGTTGCCCTCGGCGGTCATGCGGAGGACCCGGCGGTAGCCGAACGGCAGGACGGTGACACGGGTGCGGCCGTCGAGGCCGTTCGGGTTGGTCTTGACGGTGATGCTGTCATCGAGGATCCCGATGGCGGCCCCGGCGGTTGTGGCGACCTTGATGGTCTCGTCGGCAACGATCTCCACGAGCTGCCCGGCCTTGTAGTAGAAGCCATCTGCATCCGGGGTGATGTCGGTGCTGTAGACTTTCGCCGGCAGCCCGGCGACCGTGAGGTCGTAAGCGACCGGAGATGTAACTGCTCCCATTTAACCCTCCAGGAACTTGGCGGCCTTCTGCTCGAGCGAGAGCTCGGGAGAGCCTGCACCGCCGGCCTGCCCCTTCCCGTCGGCGGGCGGGGTGGCGGCGGCCTTGCGGCGTTCGAGTTCGGTCTTGTAGGCCTTGAGCTGGTCCTTGTTGAGTGTCCGAAGGAACGATCTGTTCACCTCGGGGTCGAGCGCGAAGATCGCGGCGATGGTGTCGGCCCGCTCCATGAGGTCATCCTGGGCGGCGGCCTGCTCCTTCGCAGTCTGATCGGCGATCTGCTTCTCCTGGTAGGAGACGATCTTGCTGATGGACTGTTCGAGAGAGGTAAGCCGCTCTTCGATTGCTGGTTCCATACCAGTGAGATTTTTGTCAGCGGCATAAAAAGGAGAGTCGAATTTTTTCGAGAGCTCCTCCACGATGCCGGTGTTGGCACATGCCGGACTGGTGACAACGGAGTTGTGATCGACCCAGAGGTCCGTCCAGTAATATTCGCGGGTCACACCATCGTACTTGAGGTCCCCGCCGGCCCGGATGCTGAAGAGGATCTCGTCGGGCTTCGCCTTGACCAGGGCAGCGACGTCCTTCTGGACGGATGTGAGCTCCTGGATCTCGTGGTCCAGGATGAGGGCCTTGATCTGTTTTCCGTCCTTCTCGACGGTGCCGGTGGTCATGCCGAACGTCGTGCCGATACGTTTTAGGACGTCGTCGGAGTGGTCGAGGACCAGGGGGACGTTCAGGTTATTCTGGGCGTCCCGCCCCTTCCTCCGCTCGGTATTTTCCGGGACCTTTTCTAACTCGTCGGGACGGAAGACGGTATCGTTCCACTTGCCTTCGGTGACGGCCACCACACGACGCTTGATGGCCCCTCCATCTTTTTCCTTGGCCAGGTCTGCCGAGTTGGGCGGGACGATGCAGTCCACGGCTCGGAATGTCAGATCGAAGATTCTGGGTCCTGTGATCATAGTAAGGCGTGGCTGTAAGCAGGATATAAAAAAAGGTCAGGCGGGGGCGGCGATGACGCCGTCGAGGAACTTCTGCCAGGGGGATCCAGCCGGGAAGTCTTCCTGGGCGGCCGTCGCCCACTTCTGCCGTTCTTCGAGATACTTTGCTGGATCGCGATCGAGGGCGGGGTCACCAAACCAGGCTCTCGGCCTGCAGCGGCAGTTCGCTTCTTCCATGACGGCCATGGCCATTGCCTCATCCTCGGTGCCGAATAGGAAGACCCTGCCGTGGAGGGCGAGGTGGTGCGGCCGGGTCCGCTCGTCGGCGACGGCCATGAAGACCCAGCCCTTCCGGCCTGACTGCCGGTACCGTTCCCGGTGTCCCTCTGCCCAGGCGGCCTTGAGGTTCGTGCGGGAGAGAGTGTCGGCGTAGGTCTCGGTGGGGAGGGTGACGTTCCGGGAAATGGTCTTGGTCCGCCACTCGAGGGAGCCGTCCGGAGCGACGTGCACGTAGCGACGGGTCTCCCCTGCCCGGGTGAAGGTGACGGTCTTGCCCCAGCCGCCGTCTAGTTTCTCGATGAGCTGGTTTCTGACTTCGGCATAGGTGCTGTTCTTGCGGATCCCCTGCTCGATGATCCCGGTAAGTTCTCCGGAGAGGTTGCCGAAAGTCTCGTCGAGGACCGGGCCGAGTTTGTTGATGACCGGGTCGAGGCCATCGAGCCCGATGGGGATGAGGCTGCCGACTTCCTTGCCGGCCTGCTGGCCACCGAGCTCGTAGGCGACGGAGAGGTACCTGGCGAGGACCTCAACGGTCTTCCTCTTCGCGCCTTCTGACCGCTGGACGATGAGGGCGGCGAGGGCTTCCAGGAGTTCTTCTTCGGTCGGGAGCATGTTAGTACCCCAGGACGTCGCGGACCTCCTCCGCGATGTCCTCGATCTCCTGCTTGATCTGATCCCGCACCGGTTTCGTGCCCCGGCTGACCGGCCGCGGGACCCCTTTCAGGCTGTAGTAGAGGGTTTGTTCGGGCGCCGCTGTGGGCGCCGCGCCGGCGTCGATCGGGTAACCCATGTCTTCCAGGAACTTCTTGGCAACACTGGCCGGGAGGTAGGGAAGGAGGGGGGCGATGATAGCTGCTTTCTGCAGGCGGTCTTCGGGGGTGAGGTCCTCGAACTCGAACCAGGCGTCGTTGGGGGCGTAGCCGTTCGCCTGCAGCCAGGGGGCGAGGAGCTGGTCTTCGAGGATCTCGGCGAAGAAGCGGCGCTCCGGGGTAATCTCGCGCTCGAAGAAGGCCAGCTGGATGTAGCCGACAGAGCGATTGGAGGAGCCCGACTCATTGAACGAGTCGGCCCAGCACATCGCGGCATTGAACTGGTTCTCGATATGGTCGATAGCCTTGGAGACGGCGGCGGGGTTGCCTTTCGGCTCGACGAGGTCGACGTCCATCCTGTCCTGGTTGGTCTCTCCGGACCGGAAGAAGAAGTCGAGCCCGGCACGGATCCCTTTCTTGAATCCCTTCTTCAGGATGTCCCGCATGGCCGGGTCGTCCCAGGTATCGGCCGGGATGAAGAACTTGTGCTTGGGGTCGCCGTGCCGCTTGACCATGATAGCCTGGTCCTTCTCCATGCCGAGCTTGTTCATGATGAGGACGTAGTTCTGCGCCGGCAGGCTGATGCCGTTCGGGTGCCGGGGGGAGGGGTACCTGGGGATGAAGATGAGCTCGTCGGGCCGGAAGAAGATCCAGGTCTTATTGTCGTCGAGAGGCGGGGCGGTGGCGCTCTGGATATAGCCGACGATCGTGTCCCCGCTGCCGGCCTTGAGGGCGTCGGCATAGGGGGCGTCATCAGAGTTTTTGAGGACGGCCTTGAGGTTGTCGATGTCGGTGACGGTGTTGCGGTAGACTGTGATGCTCGGAGGGTAGAGGTTCCGGACCCTGATGATGCGGGTTTTTGAGGGGCTCTCCCAGACCGGCTCGATGAAGACCCGGCCGTAGATGTGCCAGTACCGGGCGCTGGTGAGGAGTGCAGTGTGGAGATGAGTGCGGCGTACTGTCTCGTCGCAGAGGTCCCGGCACCCTTCATCCTCGCTCATGAGCGTGAACGACATCGTCGATTTTGCGAGGGTGTTGATGATGCGGGCTATCTTGCCCTGCTCGGCTGCCCACTCGCTCCACGAGTCCCAGCCTTCTAGCGGGATGAAGCTAGGATCGTAGACGCTGCGTTTCGACGCGACGTCCTCGTCGCCGTCGCCGGGGAAGGCGCTGAGGTCAATCATCATCGCCGGAGGGGACGCCCTGGAGAAGGTGCGGGAGAGCGCTTTGGGGAGTTTCATGCCTGCAGGGTCAGGCCGGGGCGATAAAAAGGAAGGTCAGAGGATGTCGTCCGGGGAGGAGACCTTTCCCCGGCCGGCAGGCATTTTGAAGAACATGATCCCGGCATAGGCCGCGGTGTCGACCTGGTCGTCGTTGGTGCCAGTGGGGAACGCGGTGAGCTCGTCTTCCCACACGTCGAGCCAGGGGGCGTCTCTGGGGTGCCAGACGCTGCCGTGCTCGTAGTATGCAGCGATGGTGAGGGCCCGGGTGTACTTGTCGGCATCGGGATTGAGCGGGACCACCGGCAGGCCGCTCCGGACCGCGGTCTGGTACGTGGTCTTCCCGAGGTTTGCGGGTTCGACCCCGATCTTTGCAGGCCTCCACTTCGCAGCCTGGCTCGTGAGGTTCGCCAGGTGGTCGGGGCCTTCGACCCGGGTCCGGAAGACATCCAGGAGGAGGAGGTCTCCTGCTTGGGACTTCCCCCAGGTCGAGATGACGAACCAGTCCGCACTGCTCTTCAGGCTGCCGGCAGGATCACAGGTCTGAAAGATGGTCAGGAACTCCCGGGCGATGTGGCGATCACCCTCGGGCGCATGGAGGATATAGACCCCTTTCTCCACGGAGTAGTAGCGGAAGAACTCGCGTTTGAAGAGGCCGCCTTCGGGGTCGCTGGGGTGCTGCTGATAGAGGGCGTTCCATTCGTAGAGGGTGATCGCTCCTTTGGTGGCCGCCAGGTCCTCGTGAGAGAACCGTTCCGGCCAGAGGATCTCTCCCGGGGCACGGCCGAGGGCATCGTCGTTCTCGGCGATCGCGGGGAGGTTGAAGACTTCCCACTGCTCTCCGGTGCCGACCTCCATCTCGTGGAGGAGATAGCCGGCCAGGTCGTCCTGGTGCCACCGGGTCTGGACCAGGATGACGGCGCCGCCGGGGGCGAGACGGGTGCGGAGGGTGGTGCGGTACCACTCCTTGACGGTCTCCCGGACCGTTGGGGACCTGGCCTCCTTCATATTCTTGATGGGGTCGTCGATGATGGCGATCTGGGCACCCTTTCCGGTCAGGGCGCCGTCGACGCCGGCTGCAACGACGGTGCCCCGGTGGCCATCGACGCTCCACTCTTTGACCGACGAGGATCCTTTCGAGAGGTGGACGCCGAAGATATCGGGGGCGAACTCTTCGAACCGGTCCCGGCACACTTCGGAGTGGGCTTCGGCGAGGGACGCGCCGTAGGAGGTGATCATGATGTCCCAGTCGGGGTGCTTGCCGAGGCACCAGGACGGGAAGGATTTGGAGATGACCTCGCTCTTGCCATATCTGGGGGGCATGGTCACGATGAGGCGCTTGATCTCACCCCGCTCGACGGCCTCGAGCTTGCGGCAGAGGAAGTCCAGGTGACGCGCCGGCTTCCAGAGCCCGTGGGAGGTATACTCGGTGTAGTAGGAGAGGTCGGTGCGCAGGAGCGTGTTATGGGCGAGCGACCTCACGGAGACGGGCTCGGAGGTGGTCGCGGCAGGCAGGGCACATCACCTCCTCGACGATGGTCTGGAACTCGACGAAGAGGGGGTTCTGCAGGATATTGATGGTGATGGCACCATCAGGGGGGAGATCACCGAGAAGTTTGGCCTGCAGGGCGAGCTGCTCGCGGATTTCCCGGATGGCGAGGAGGGCGGTCCTGGGGTCGCCGTCCTGGGTGGCGGTGAGGATCTTGGTGGCCTTGTCGTTGATCTCTCGGAGCTGGGCGACGGTGTCGAGGCGCTCGGTGACAGCTCTGGCATTGATCTCTTCCCGGGCCTTGACGACCTGCTGCACCAGGTCGGCATTGGCCTCCAGGTAGCGGAGGACCGAGCCCCGGGAGATCGTCTGCCCGGAGATGCGGGAGAGCTCCCTGGCGATCTTGCCGGGGTTCATGGTAGGGTCGGTGGCGAGCCGGCCGGCCTGCTCCTCGAGGCCGAGTTTGATGATGCGGTTAGTGGCCATTGGATTCGATCATTTGATCGCATTTGAGGATAGGCGTTAAAAAGGAGGGTCGGGGGTTCGGCCGGTTTTCAGGGCAATTTTAGGGGCCCAGAGAGGTGCGAAAGTGATCGGATGTGATCGGATCTGTCTTATTCACGGTCCCATACCGGCTGCGGGCCGGGCCGCCATGGCCCCGCAGTCAGCTCCGCCAGGTCCTCTGCATAGTCTTCCGGGATCGTCATTTCCCGCCATCCGCCGATCGCCCGCGACCGCCGTGCTTTCGGGGAGTCGTAGATGTCGATCATGATCGCCGGCTCTGGGAGGGTACCGCCCGGGCGCATGCCAGCGAGCCCGATCGAGACCTCTTTCCTGTCCTGCCGGCGGAAGATGATCTCTTCCACAGTGATCCGGCCGTGCTCGTCCACGTTGACCGTGGCGGATGTCACGACCGCGCCACTGAGGTCCTCCTTGATGAGTTGCTCCAGTTGCCGCTGGACATCCTCGGGGATCGAGTCCATCAGAAACCACCTCGAATGAGGCCGGCGCTTATCGACCGGGCTGTGTCCGCATCGATGACCGAGGATGGGGAGGAGAGCCTGGCGGCGGCCTTCTTCCCCTCAGCCACTGCCTGCACCTCGCGGAGCGGGGCCGTCATCATCTTCCCCTCGATCCACACGTTCACCGCCCGCCCGGACCGGGAGAGCTGGGCTACGCCGGCGTAGCCGATGAAGGGGTCTCTGCCGGGGTGCTGCTGCACGAAGTGGATATCCACCTTGCGGCCGCTTAAGAGCTGTTGAACGTCGCCGGCAGCGATAACCAGCGTTCCCAGGGTCCATCCGTCCAGACTCAGCGAGAGGGCGTTGTGGGCCTTCTCGATTTTTCCAACAGGGGTGAATTTCTGCATGGTCTTTCCCTCTCAATTGTAATTTACATTGTATAATACATACTACGGCGTATAACTATAAATACTTTGCTATGTAATATACAATGTATGTCACTAGAAGGAGAGGGCAAGATAGTAGCACAAGGGCCCGCGAGAACCCGATTTGTGAGCATCCCGGCCGATGTTGCTGGGGACTCTGCGTTTCCATTCGAGACCGGAGAAAAGGTCAGGATAAAGATAGAGGGTGAGGAGATCCGGATATCCCGGCAGATTGAGCGACGGTGAAATCTGCGTTGATCTCACCATAACTTCCGACGGTATATGCCGAAGATCTCCGGGTCGCCTTTTGAGATTTCTTCTGTTTTAACTAGGTGGTAGCGCCATGGCTCCATCCCTGCGACGAGGGCCTGGACATCCTTGGTATCGCCCGGGTGGTAGCGGATGACGAGCAGGTCAGGGGGGGGAGGGTTTACGATCTCCATAATCGCGAGCTCCGTGGCCGCTCGACGGACATCTTCAAGGGCTGAGTCCTCCCAGGGGTCCTGCAGGGTCACCATATCCGGAACCCTCCGGACTCGGCCAGGAGGTCGGAGCAACGGAAGAGCTGAGGGATGGTTATCCCGGCTCTCTCGTGGGCTTGAAACAGATATTTATTTTCGCTCACTCTTGTCCTCTCTGAGAATCTGCTTGAATCTTGTGATCTTGTTCTCAATGTATGCCTTACCACATATGGCGATCACTTCATCGGTCTTGAACGTCAGAGGTCTTTCTGCCTCTAGAGAACTCAGGATAACAACTGCTCTCTGACTGTCTTCATCGGTGAGACAATTCTCACGCGCCAATTGCTTATGCCGAGCTTTGATGCCTTCGACCATGTTCTCCGGCGATACAATAAACGACTGCGGCCAATATTCCATCGGCGTATCGCGCATATATTCCAAAATTGGTTTAAGTAATGCTTCGGCTTCAGAATGGGTTGGCATTCTCATTCCTCCATACACCTATTTTTCTCATTTTTGTTGGTATTAATCTTGGCCGATGCGGCGGGGACTGGTAGCCCGTGGACCTGCGTCGGGCGCTCCCGCCATAGCAGAACTGATTCGTAGTGGTCACTGGATAGGTCCACGCAAGTGCCCCAGACGGCCATCAGACCGACCTCCAGACATGCCACCGGCGACGACCCTGCTCGACCCGGACGGCAGATCCTTCGTGCCAGGCCTCCTTCGCTGCAGCGGCTGCTTGCGCTTCAGTCCGGTAGCCGATGAGGGTCCGGCGGAAGAGGCGGCCGTCCTCACGCCGGTAGATCATGCGGTCGCCTCCTCGGCAGCGCTCCGGACAGGGAAGACGGCGCTCTCCGGGGGGTGCCCGAAAAAGTGGTGGTCGCCGATCCTGCATGTCACCCAGACCGAATAGAGAAACGTCGGCAGGTTGTTGGCGCACGGGCGGGTTCCGAACACCGCGTTGGAGGGGAGGTAAGGGAGGATGGAGTATTTCATGCCTGCACCTCCGGTTCGATGCCTACCTGGTAGAGCACCCAGTCCTTGATGGCCACGGGGCTGCTGGTGTCCACCCCCTCGTATTCGAGGAGGGTTAGGAGGCGCTCCCTCTCATCCGGGGTCAGGACGATGAGAAGATGCCTGTCCAATTCGGTCATAGCAGATCGCCCCGCTGCAGCAGCTCGCCGGCCTTGACGTCCCGCGTGCATGTCCGGGTCTCGGTCCGGCGGGATCCCCAGATGTCCGCCCGCATCGCCGAGATCATGACGTCGGTCACCCGGAGGAGGGCGGCTTCCTCTTTGGGGATGGCGTCGGATCCCAGGACATCGATCTCCTGGTCGTCTCCGACTCTCTGCTCGACCGCTGCCCGGGCCTCCTCGACCAGGTCCTCGCGGACCACCAGCAGGTACTCGGGCCAGACTTCGGTCTCTTCCAGGTAGCGGACGGCCTTGAGATAATACGGCGAGGACGTGGACGACCTGTCCACCCGGAGGATGCCGTCGGGCCCGACGAGGCGGGTGGCCACCCGAAGAGGTTCACCGCTCATCGTCTTCATCCTCCTCTCGCAGGACCTCGACGCCGTCGATGAGCCACATCATGCGATCACCGCCCGGGCGAAACAGAAGATCAGGAGCANGGTCTCGATGACGATGCCGAAGAGCATCCCGNAGATGAACCACAGGAACTTCATGGNGTCGTCCTCCTNCGGGTGTTGCTGANCCCCAGGCAGGCCGTGAGCCAGTAGAAGCCGAACATGATGANNACGTANNGGTTCTGCGTCAGGAGGCCCCAGCTCACCCAGAGGGCGTTGCCGAGGATCCAGAGNANGAACCCGAACNGCCGGGACTTNAGCGAGTAGCCGGAGACGAAGAGGGCCCCGACGATGCCGAGGATGACGGCCGGAGCCTGTAGCAGGTCCATCAGGGCTGCACCTCCAGGAGTTTCCTGCCGGGTTTCTGCCTGGCCGGGAGCGGCACCATGGGGGTCCCCTGCAGGCCACTTACGGTGATAGCGAACCGGTGCCAGGTGCCAGTCATGCTGCCGGGTTGAGGGTCGACGTAGATCCAGAGTTCTACTTTGGTCGAGGGCGGGTGGGGGACGGTCTCCATCCGTACGACGTCCTTCCGGTTCGTTCTGTAGACAGACTCTATTGACTTGATGGGGGTCTTCGTCCGCTTCACCTGGATCAAGAGGGTCTCTTCTGCGTTGCTGGCGATTATGTCGAACGTGCCCCTCGAGGCGTGGTTGCGCTCTGTCCAGTACGATAGCGCCTGCAGGATCTTGACCGCCTTGAGCTCCGCCCGGTAGCCCCGCTCGTAGAGCTTATTCGACATGGGTCTCCTCCGGGGAGGGGATGAACGTGCCGTATTCGTGCAGGGCGGCGCAGGCTCGGTCGACGTCCTCTTCGGGAACTTGGACGATGTAGTGTGTGGATCTGCCGGGGTCGGGGGTGAGCGTAGGGGAGATGCCGGTAAACTCGAGGGCCCTGTCGACGACCCGGACGAAGTCCCGGTCTATGGTACAGAGGGGGACGAGGGGGGTCATGCCTGCTCTCCCGCCTGCTTCCACCAGGGCTCAAACTTTAGCAGATCCTCGGGGTCTGGGAATGTCCCGGTGAAGCAGAGCGCCCGGTCGTCCAGGGTGACGTGCGCAGGGGGTTTTTCGGCGGAGACTTTGACTGGTGGGAACCCGTTGTCCCGGAGCCAGACGCGGATGGCGGCGCGGCCGATCTGAGTCCTGGCCCGGGTGGAGTGGATGACGACGTCGAAGTTCTCCATGGCGGCCTGGACAAACTCGACGGCACCGGGGACCGAGATGCCGTCGATAATGGCATCGCCCCGATACCGGGTGTACTGGTGCAGCACGCCGTCGAAGTCGAGGGCGAGGGTCGGCTTCATGACGAGGCCTCCGTGTTCTTCTTCACAGCCTTCGTCAGCTCGCGCATCTCTTCCTGAATGCCTGCCAGGGCAGCGGCACAGGTCCGGATCGCGTCCGGGAGGTAGATGAGGAGCTCGACCGGGTTGACGCCGTCCTCGAGCGGGGCGAGCTCGAAGAGGGTCCGGGATGGGGGTGCTGCCGCCAGCGAGGCGGTCAGGTCCTCAAAGGTCATGCTGATCGGGACGGCGCCGGTCCGCTGCAGCTCGACCCAGAGGTCTTCCGGGGTCCTTTGGGGTGCCGGAGGGAGGAGGAGGCTGCTGATCTCCTCGGGGGTGAGGTCGGAGCGCTGCAGGAGGCGGATAGCCTGCATGGCCCGTTTCCGGGTCACGGGACAGGGGGGACGGCCGCCTTTTTTCTTCTGTTGTGGAGGCTCGGGGGAGGCGATCATGCGTCACCCCCGTTGCGCCGGGGGAGGGCTCGCTCGATGGTTTCGAGCAGCCCTGCCAGGTCGTCGGCCTGGGAGGTGTAGGGGCCGTCCGGGTCGTCCTGGAGTTTCCACAGGCGGTGCACCTCGGCCTGGAGGACGGCGAGCGTCGCGGCGACGGCACATGTCCGGCAGTCGCCGCGGGCGGTGTTCTTGCCGAGGGTGATGCTCTCGATGGAGTCGGTCACCCGGGGGCCCTTGGTGGTCGGCCGCTGCACGGAGTACGCTTTCATGTTCACCAAGATCTTATCTCCCTTCATCGGCCCTGATCGGGGTTCGAAGGCGATCCAGTGAGATCCGAAAGCGTCGAATTTCGCGTTCTTATGAGTTTCCTGGGTTCCTTTTGTGAGGTTCAAAGTAATGTCCATGGTTAATCCTCCATGTTTTTGATGGTCGGTTTGCTGTGCAGTTTCTGGCTGAGAGGGTCGGTATACCAGGCGAGCGGGCGGGGTCGTAGACGGTCCACAGGGTTGCCCGGTTGATGACCTCCCGGGTGGTGACCCGTATCATGGGTGCCTCCCGAACCAGAACGTGATCACGTCGTCGGCCACTAGGACTCCCCTCCACTTCGCGACGATCTTGCGCCCGAGGCGGCTGCCGAAAGGAGTGAAGCAGATCTCCAGGTCCTGGTGGTCTTTGAGCAGACCGGCTGTCTTGAGGTCATCGATAGCATCCGCTATCTCAGCCGCAGAAAGTGGCATCCCCACCCCCTCGAGCGCGGGGATGAGGTCCTCGATAATGACTGACCCCCGGAAGTTTTTCCCCACCCAGGCGGCGAAGGCAGCGAGGTAGACGAGGGTGACCCGCTCCTCAAGTTTCATGGTGGTCTTGAAGGTCCGGAGGATCTCTTCGAGCTCGTAAGAGTCCATCGCGGTGAGGGACTCCATCATCGATCGCATGATCCCGATGGTCTCGACAATGGCAGTCTCTTCCTCTTCAGAGGGGCAGATCTCCGCGTCGTCGAGGGGCGGGGCGGTGGTGGCCGGTGCCTGGGGGGGGGCCGCGGGCCGGAGGTCTCTGAGGGCCTCGGCCAGGGCGTCAGCGAATGTCTTGCTGAGGTTCTGGGCAAGGGCGGAAACCTGCTGGACGATGGACTCNACNCCGGTGTCGATGACGATNGGGTGCTCGTAGGGGTTGTAGTAGTCCGTCAGGAACTCCCAGAAGAGCCCTTCNGCCTTGACAGACCNCNGGGAGGATCGTGAGNAGCCGCTGCCGCATNNCNAGGGCNNNGATGGCCTGGAACTGGTTGCGNCAGTCGAACTCGCAGCGNAGGGTGCCGGCGGAGANGTAGGCCTTGAAGCCCGGGGTGTNGNTGTTCGGCGACTTGAGGTAGAACGTCTTGTTCTGGGCCATATGCATGCCGAGGCTTGCCATGACGGCGTCGATGGTGGGCTGGTGCGTGACGACGACGGTGAGTTCGTCTCGCGTCAGGCGCTCGGGGGAGCGGATCCGGGCGAGGAGGCTGTTGATGTCGGGGTAGCTGGCCTCGAAGTAGCGCCGCACCCAGGCCTCGATCCAGTCCAGGTTCCCGGGCTCGTCGCTGTAGAAGACGACGCTGTCGGCCCCGACCTGGAGGGTGAGGTGGTCGCCGGGGTAGATCCACGTCAGGCCCCGGGCCTCTTTGTGGGGCCACTTCCTGGTCGCGACCCAGCGGAGGACCTGGTCCCGGAAGACCTGGTCGACGAGCACGAACTGGATAGTGTCACGCTCCATCGTGGCGATCGATAGCGGACACGACCGGCAGGTGCGATCGGTGCAATCCGGCGGGCAATCAGCGCCGGGGGCCGGCACCGGGGCCGAAAGGGGGCTTTCCCTATGCCTTTTGCCCTGTCGTTCCGCGATCGGGGGCTGCTGTGCCGATGTCCGGTGTTCATGTCCGGTGTCGATGTCCGAAATGTCCGGTGTCGGATACCGGACATGTCCGGTATTAGACGGCTTTTTAGAGGGTTGTTTCTTCTTCTGGGCTTTCTTTTTCGGTATGTCCGGTGTCGGATACCGGACATCAGAATGTCCGGTATTGTCCGAGGTTATCGGACGACGGAGACCGGCCAGATCAGACAGGCGCCCGCATGAATCCGGTATGTCCGGTGTTTTTCCTGAGGGGCCCCGGATGTCCGGTGTAGTAGTAATACTGTAGGTAGTGGTCCTGCCGGTACGGGTGGCCACTACCCCCGGGAGGTCGGCGATGACCCTCCGGACATGCCGGTCCGTGTAGCCGGTCACTTCGCAGAGCTCACGCTGCGTCAGGGGCCTGGCTCTCAGAGCGTGCATGATGGCGTCCTCAGCGAGCATCGTCGAACACGATCGCACAGTTCCGGAGCGGCGAATACCTGCTCTGTATGTTCTGGACGGCCAGGGCGTTGATCCTCTCGTAGAGTTCCCGGGTGACGTCGATCTTCGAGGCGTCTGCCGGCAGGTCCAGGATCGGAGAGATCTCCCGCCAGTTCGTGTGGCGATTGAACGGCTGGAGGTAGCGATGGACCAGGTGGGCCAGGTCCACATGGTAGGTCTGCCGCAGGCGACCGATCAGGGATGAGGGGAGGCCCAGGGCGACGGCCCGCATGCTCATAAACGGCAGATCGAACAACAGGCTGTTGTAGCCGACGATCACGATGCCTTCCTCCTCGGTCAGGAGGGAGATGGCTTCGAGGAGAATGTCTTCCTCGTCCATGTCCCGACGGTCAAATCGACGCACCCGGGTTTGCCCCGCTATCGTGATGCGCTCGACGGGGTGAGAAATGGGGGAGGGGGAGTCGGTGTAGACATCCAGATATCGGGGGGAGAGGTGCACGGTCCGGGCGATCATGATGTCGCCTCCAGGCAGGGCCTGCGGCGCAGGTATTCCTCCAGGGCATCCTCCCCCCGATGAGTTACCTGCCCTCCGGAGAGGAGGAGGGTTTGCCGGGAACAGAAAAGTTTATGGTCCTGGACAATGTATCGGGCCTCGGCTGATGCAGTCATGGTGCCTGCCTCCGGCGGATGTATTCGACCTTGACTGTCTGGGTCTCGGTCGTCTGGATGCAGTCGGCGAGGCGGGCTTCGCCCACGGCTTCTTCGGCTTTCCCTAGGGGGATTGTGGCAATCTGGTAAAACTCGTTCGGGAACAGCTCGTAGAAGCGGTGCGGGATGACGGCCCGCACTTCCCGGACTGAGGTCTTCAGCCGGAAGTTGCCCTGTTCTGTGATGCTCTGTTCCCGGGCCTGGGTGGANGAGNNCCTGCNGTGGAACGCCTCCGCCCGTTTGATCTCTTTCTTGAGGTGGGCGATGTGCTCCTGGACCTCGTAGGCCTGCTCGAGGAGGGCGTTCTCGAGGATGACGTCCGGGGTCTCGGAGGCGATATCGGTTTTCATCTATCACTCACCTCCGGGTTCAATCCTGGCGAACCAGTGGACGTAACAGACCGCCTCCACAGGGAATACATCGTGGTGATGGGCCCGCCAGAACGCTTCGAACGCTTCCGGACAGTCGAACCCTTCTTGGTGGAACAGCATGTCTCTGATCTCGCCGAGCCAGTTTGCCTGGGTGTCAATGATCCGGTAGTCCCGGGCGCCGATCACAAACGTGTCTCCAGCCTTGCCCCTCGGCACCGATCGCGTGGTGCAGCATTTGCGGCCCTCGTAGATGGCCTGCCGCATTTCGGGGGCAAACGTGATGGTGATGTTGGGCATCAGGATCGCCCCCGACCTGCATTGAGTTCCGCGACCTGTTTTTCGACCACGTCCCGGTCCTCCAGGTAGCAGCCGGAGTACTCTACGTTGCCCCCGTGCAGGGGCTGCGTCAGGTTGATCTGACGACCGGCGATGTAGACCCGCCTATCGCCTAGGAACTGCGAGAGCACGCGCCACTGACCTGGCATCAGGATCGCCCCCGACCTGCAGCCTTCACGCACCGTTTGCCTTCTTCGCAGCAGTCGCTACCAGGGCACCAGTCCTTGTGCGGACAGTAGTCCGGCCGCGGCACGGCATCAAGTCCTCGGCCGCGGCGGAGGACGAGGATGGATCCCTCGGAATCGCCGGCGTGGTCGGCTTCGAGCTGGGCCTCAGTCCAGATCTCCGCGAGGTTGCCGGCGGCGACCTGGTTCAGGTCAATGATGCAGGCCGGGATCTGGGGGTCGGCTAGGCGCCGGTGCTCCTGTATCGTCGCTGCGATCTCGTGGAGGAGGGCCTCTTCGAGGATACAGGCCTCTTCCTCAGAGCGGCACTCGGCCAGGGGCCAGCCATAGCCTCCGACGATCGCATAGACGTGGTGCCGTGAATTGTGTTTCAAACAGCCTAAGGCAGAGAGGGGGTACGTGACGACCTCGCCGTCAGGCCCGCTCCTTTCCTGGACACGCAGGAAAACCAGCTCCATCAGGCACCCCCTCGCTGCTGCTCGACCACGAAGGCCCTGACGATTTTAGCCGCCTTGGTCGCGGAGATCTTGCGGCATTCTCCTCTGTCTGTGCAGCCGAATTCGGTTTTATCTCTGCATACATAGATGCAGGGGGGACGCAGCCGTCGCAGACGTAGGCATATCGGTCGCCGGACATCAGGCATCCCTCCCCCATTTCATCGCGGTGAGTCCTGTTGGTCCCATCCGCTTCAAGGTCTGCTGCAGGTCGTAGAACCCGCAGTAACTGGTCTCATCACGTTCGTAGACGACGAGCGGGCACTTATCGCACTTCGGGTCAGGGAAGTTGGAGCCAGGGCAGGGGTAGGCCATGCCGGCCTCGACGGCCGCAACGATCGCGGCATGCAGGTGTTGGACGACAGGAGGGGTCCCGGTCATTCGACACCACGCTCCTTCGCAGCCTGCAGCGAGCTCTGGATCCGGTCATAGGCGGCATAGTGGATGTGGCTGGATTGCATCTCCGCCAGGCAGCGCTCGGCGTCTTCCTGAAACCGCTTCGCGAGACTGGAGAGAGACAAAAGAAAGGGGCTCATGGAGAGGCCCCCTGGGCGATCTGCTGCGGGGTGGCCGTGAGGACCTTGCCACACCGGGGGCAGCGGTAGACCGTGCGGTCCGGGAAGATCCGGAGGAGGCGGTAGCCGAGGCAGCCGCACTCGCAGTGCTGCCGGTTCCCGTAGTCCACCAGCCGGGCCTTGATGCGCATGGCCTCGGCGATCCGATCCTCGGAGAGGCCGGAGCGCTCGAGGGTCGAGACGAGTTGCCGGCCGGCGAGCCGGGCTCGCTGTCGGGGTCCCATTCAGACCACCATCATGCCGGCCTGGACCTGGTCTGCGTCGATGATGCCCGGGGCGGCGGCGAGACGCTGCCGGAGCGGGACCTCACTGACAAGGGTGACCGTGTAGGAGTCCGGCCCTGTCAGGGTTGCCTGCAGGTCAATTGTGCGAGAGCCATGTTGTGAGAGGGCCCTCGCGATCGTGTTCGTCAGATCCGTACGGGGTACGTTCGGTATAACATACTGTTTCGTCGTGCTCATGTGCTTCACCTGGGGTGTGGGCCTGTGAAGCGAGGGAGGACGCGCCTCCCCGGAGCACCTGGGTCAGGGATGAGCCGGTGATCAGCCAGACGCCGTTGTGGTATTTGCTGAACTGCCACCCGGAGTCGTAGACTGCACCGAATCCTGGATCCCCGCCGGCGACGACGGCCGGGATGGCCTGGTCGCCGTAGGCTTCGTGGACATCCATGCAGTACTCGGCGAGGAATCCTTTCGTGACCCGAAAATTATATTTGAACTCGAATACAATCTTCATGGAGCCGTGAAACCACTTGACGGGTTTCTGCTGGCCGGTCTCTGGATCCACAACTACGGGTGCCGCATACGCGACCATGTCGAATATGCGCAGCCGCCCGCCAGCGAGCTGCTTGCGCACCTGCTTTTTGTGGTCGAAGACACTGAATTGCAGGCTTTGTGCGGCAAACATGGCTTCCAAATGCCGCGTATAAACTGTTTTCGAACTCTTTACCTTTGTCAATCGCTTCTTTCCGCTTGAGGATCGAGGAGTCGAGTTTCTCCTTTGACNGCCTGGTCGACGGCCTCGGGGGCCATGCCGACCGGATACCAGAACGTCGCGTCGATGTAGGTGTTGTTGTGCCGCTTGACGTAGCGTTCGCCCAGAAGGCCGTTGNGGATGTAGTTCTGCAACTGGATCAGGTCGATCGCGCCGAACTCCGCGCGGATGTCGTAGTTGGAGAGGNTCTCTCCCCTATACTTGACCCGGTGGAAGATCTCGACGATGCGCTGGTCAGGACAGTTGGCCTCCAGGTAGTCCTCGATGAGCTGGTCCTTGACGCGCTGGTTCTGCAGGCTGTAGTACAGGTAGAACCGCTCGTTCCCGCGGACCGAGAGGATCCCCGGGCTGCGGGCGAGCGCTCCTCGTTTCACCAGGGCTCGCAACGCACCGCTCACCTGCATGGGGTCGCCCTTCAGCTCCATCGACGTTAGGTACGGACGGCCCAGGTTTTTGATCTGCTTGAGAACTGATTCGAGCACCGACCCGATCGTTGTCTGCACCTCGACGCCGTCGAGGCGATAGACCCGCATCCGCGCGGTGTCCCGAACATGATCTACCTCCATATAGGGGAGGTTTGCGGCGGCGCGGCTTAGGCTGGGGTCAGACGCTCCGCTTGACCAGGAGGTTGTCGGAGAAAATTGTGGAGACGCCCCGGCCGGGATTTGAACCCGGGTCGTCACCCTTGCACCCTGGGCAACTGCTCGATCCATGACGATTCACTCAACTCTCGATCTCAGCGGGAACGTGCGCTTTGACAGGATAAGTCTGCCAGAACTGCGTGCCGCAGTTGGGACATCTCTTCGGGAGAAGGTCCGACCGCGGGATCCAGCAGTGATTGCACCGCTTGCAGTGGAGTCGTGGCAGCTCGATTTTCACAGGTCCCACGGTATGGGGTATGCTGCAAGGTATATATATATGTATTGGATAAGGGAAGGGCCCTTCAAAGGAACCGTTCCAGGTAATCCTGCAGGGTGCCCAGCGACTGCTTCAATGCAGTGAGGGCGGCGAGGACTGCATCTAGACGCTCGGTGACGTCGTCGAGGGCAAAGAGCGCGTTGTGCAGGTCGTGTTCACGCGGAGGCATGCTCAGCACCTCCCGTAGAACTTCTCGGTTCCGAGGACGAGGAAGGGGTGTTTCCGCTGGATACTCTGGTTGAGGCCGTGCGCGTCGGCGTGGATAGAGTAGCCCATCCAGGACATGATCGAGCCCCGCGGGTCCCGGGGATACGTGCCGGCCTCGATCTGTTTCATCCTCGTGTAGACCCGGTGGATGTTGCGGTTCCGCACCCGGACGTGGTCTGGGTAGATGACGTAGCCGAGGAAGTCGATGCCGCAGCGGGCAGGCGCGACGACCTGCTTGCGCGGGTGGAGGCGGAGTCGCAGCCGGGTGACGAAGGATTCGATGGCCGCCTTCCATTCCCAGAGTTGGGCTTTTGTTTCGCTCAGTAATATAATATCGTCCATATACCGAATGTAGTGCCGGCATCTCAAAACGTGCTTGACGTAGTGGTCGAGTTCGTTGAGGTAGATGTTGGCGAAGAGCTGGCTGGTCAGATTGCCTAAGGGGATGCCCGTGCCCGGGCTGTCGTGGTAACTGTCGAGGATCTTCCTGATCAGGGCGAGGACGTCCGAGTCGGCGATCTTTCTCCGGATGATGGCCATGAGGGTGTCGTGATGGATGCTGGCGAAGTACGATTTGATGTCGATCTGGAGGTAGTATGGTGGCGTCGAGTACTGACGGAGATACCGACGGAGGCAGGCGACGCCGGCATGCGCGCCCTTCCCGCGCCGGCAGGCGTAACTGTGGGGGTAGAACCCCCTCTCAAAAGGCGGCATGATGACATCGTAGAGTGCCCGATGGACGATGCGGTCTTCGAATGCCGGAGCATTGATCAGGCGACGCTTGGGGTCGTTCACGTAGAACCGGCTGTAACCCTTCGGCGTCCACGTCCTGGACTGCAGGGCTTCTGCCAGGGTGTCGAGGTTCTCCTGAAGATGCTTTTCAAACTCGGTGACGTAGGATTTGTCGCCTTTTCCCCGGCGGCACTGGGTGTATGCGCTGAAAAGATTCGTTGGGGAGCAGACCGTCGGGTAGAGGTTCGTGTAGGTTTTCGTGGTATCAACTCCTGGTAAAAGTAAAATGAGGCGGAGGGGTCGGCGATCCTCACCTACTGGCTCCCCCTCACGGGCTGGATTTTTCGCCGATGTGGCGGCGGGATCCGGGTCCTGTACCATCAATCGGCGACGGCGCAACCGTAGTCGCAACCGTCTGTGCCGTTGAGGGTATTGCGCGCCGCGGAACCCGATGTTGTTGTTCGTGTTCGTGGGGACGTTGTTCAGATTCACGGCCCACACCCCGTTGTTGAGGCCGTTGTTCCAATTCCCGCCCCGTAGGGCAGCAAGGGGTTCCGGACCCGGCCCGCAGTGTCGGACAGCCTATGCGGCCGTCTTCATCCACCCCCCGTTCATGCGTCCGATCTCGTCAATCCGGATCCGCAACGCGTCGCGCTGGTCCGGCGTCATGTACTTGAGATCCGTGGCCAAGTCGAGCATCAGGCCGATCTGCCGCAGGTCGGCGTCGATAGCTTCGTGCAGCAGCCGGCTGTGAGACTCGTTGACCGCGGCGATCGTCTTGAGCAGGTCCAGCGTTGCCTGCCGCAGCTCGGAGGCCAGGCCTCCGTACTGCTGCGGCTTGGGGTAGCGGTCCGTCACCGGGAAGATGAGGACCGCCAGGTCCCGAGCCTTCTGATAGATTTTCAGATATTTAAGGTCAGATGTCAGAGTGTCAGGCCTCCCAGATGCTCAGAATGCGCCGCGGAACCCGATGCTG